AACGGCTTCAATGGCGGACCGAACCGAAAGAAGCGCCCCATTAAGGTTATCATCCATGACAGCCGACATTTCATCGACGGTCCCTTTTGCCTGGAGGAATTTCTCATTGAGCTTTTCAACTTTTGGGATACTGGACGCCAATACTTCGAACGCCGGCCCGCCACGGTCCCCGAATATTTCCAGAGCGAGGCCCGTATCGACCCCCGCTTTTTGAAGAGTTTTAAGAGCCTCTGTAAGACCGACCTGCGATATTTTAACTTGATCCGTGGAGACCCCTAATTTTTTAAGAATCTTTTCTGAGTTCTTTGAAGGACTTTCCAATTCAGAAAGGATCCTTCGGAGACCCGTGCCGGCCATAGTTGCCTGCAGACCCGCATCAGAAAGAGCCCCGACCGCGGCCGTTGTTTCCTCGAGGCTGACCCCGAGACCCGCGGCGACCGGGGCCACATATTTCATACCATCCCCTAACTGCTGAACATTCGTGTTAGAGGAATTCGCGGCCGCGGCTAAAACATCAACAACGCGGCCAGTTTCATTTACATTGATTCTGAAACCAGTAAGAACATTCGATGCAATATCGGCGGCAGTCCCAAGATCGAGCGCGCCCGCCTGAGCAAGTTTAAGCGTTCCCTCGATGGATCCTAAAACCTGATTTGTGTCGAACCCGGCCCTTGCTAAGAACGACATACCCTCCGCCGCCTGGGTGGCAGAAAAACGGGTATTTGCTCCGAGGTCCTTCGCAGAATCCCTTAAAGCTTTGAATTGCGCATCGGTGGCCCCGGTAATGGCTTTAACTGTCGACATTTCCTGAGAGAACTCACGAAGGGTATTGACCGCAATCCCCAGGCCGATCCCGGCACCCAGCCCCACCATCGCCCGCCCTAAAAGAGCAACGGCCGATTTAGTCTTTTGCGCGGCACCCCCGATAGCAGCAATGTCCCGCTTTACAACTCGGGCTGTCCCTCTGTCGTCAACTATTACATTGACATTCTCAGTATAAGTCGCCATTTATCACTTTCGTTTGCTTTTGACTTTCCGGGCTTTTTCTTCTGCGTCTCTTTTGAGCTTCATAAAGTTATGATATTCCTTATCGAGTGCCCGGATAATCTGTAAAAACTCAGCTTGATCATCCAGGTCAAAGACCCCCTTCTTTTCACAATAGTCTGAAATTGCAAACCAAGGAATGGGACCTTCACCCCCGAAGGAGTAATTTCGACACGTATTCAGCTCTAAGAAAGCATCATAATAAAAGGCCTGGAGCTCGGTTAATTCCGGCTTATCAGCAATCGAAGTTGGAAGTTCATGCCCTTCTTCGGCCGCTGCCGCAGCAATCTTTTCATCCAGTTGATTAGGCTGGTACCTTAAAGCATACGACAGCGTTTCAATCAGTTTCCCAGATCGGTTTCCACTTCCATTTTGCGGAACAAAGAAACCTTTTGAGACTGGGTCTGCAGATCAAGAAATAATTCCCGAAGATCCGTGAAAAGTTTAAGCGCGTTTTCACGATTATACTCCAGCGGATTCCCTTCACGGTCGGTGACCCCTTCCCATCCCAGAAGGACAGAATCAACAAAGGTCCCCAAGAGAATCTCGCTGGCTTTTTCTTCCGACATCGTTTCTGTTTGAACCTGCCGACGATAGGGTTTCATCCGATTCTGCAAAAGTCGGCGATACTTCTCATTGGACCCGCCGGCTCTTGCGATTTTGAATTTGAAAGAACCATAGTCAATCCAGATTCCCGAAGTTTCCAAATTCTCGTCGGTTTCAAACATCTGATAAGGATTCATGCTTTTCATTTTGTAGCTCCTTTCCCTTCCCGTCTAAGGGGCCTGGGGTTTAGTGGGTATTATTGAACTTCGCTGAAACGTTGAATTTGAATGGTGAAGCCGTAAGTCGGGCTGAGGATAGCCTGAAATTCGGCATTCAAGGTGACATCCTGGTTCTTCCCAGGGACCGTGGGAGCACCGCCAGAGTATTTCATCCGGGGGAGATCGAATAGCATGATCTGGCTATCCTTAGCAACCCGCATGTCAAAGGAAGTTTCGGAGTTTGAGATAACCTTCTCGGCAATTGTCTTGTCGTCGAAGTAGGTGTTCAAGGATCCAGAAACATTACACTCACCGGCACCGATTCCAACAGCACCAATGGACCCAACGGCATTTTGATACCGAAGATTGTTGTTGATCTGAATCGAAGCTTCCAGAACGTAATTCTTTCCAGAGATCGGTGTCCCGTTTTCCGCGATTCGGCCGACATTCGAGGATGAATTCATAACACCTGTGGTGCTAGCGGCGACATCCGTTGCACCCGATTCACGGGTCTCCGTCATCTCGGCCGAGGTTCCCATGAAGGTGATGTTACCCGTAACAATCGACTGGGAAGGGATAGTCAAAGCAATGTTCCCGACACCCATTCCACGAAGATACTGGTACGTGACCGGGGAGTGATCCTGAAAAGTTTCCTCAACGGTAAAAGTTCTTTTCAGAACTCCGTTGCGAAGATAATCACCGACAAAGACCATAATCTCTTTGCCTGTGCCAGCATCCGCCGCCCAGCCGGTCGGTTTATTCGAAAGTGTAAGAAGGTTCGCAGCAATTCCTTCAACCCGAACCCAGGCATTGACATCAGCCGTAGCAAACTGGTTAATCGTGGCCGCACCGCCGATCTTAATCCACTCCCCTACCGATAATCCGAGAGTTGTGAAATCGAGAAGTGTCGATGCCAAACCATCCACGGTTGTTTCAAGATCCGCCGTTTCCCCCTCAAACCCGACCTGCTTCAAAACAGCCGTAGTCGGGGGACTCGCTTCAACAACCCCGCTCGTCATAACAACGGAGGTTGCCCCGGTCCCGGATTCAGCTCGAAACAAACGATTGTTGCCTGCTTCTGTGAAACCTGAGGCCCGGACTAACATGCCTTCTGCGAAATCAATCGCAAGATCGGTCACCGTGTAGGCAGTCGAAGAAACGGCCGAAATCTCTGTAGCCGATTCATTCTTTCGATTCGCCTTTTCCACCCATGTGGAAAAAAGACCCGCCTGAAGTAATTTGTCAAAGGATCCATATGAAATTTCAATGGGAATGCTCCCACCGGCCTGGGCTCCCACCAACGCTAAATCGCTGATCTGACGATCGGCCCGCAACTCTTCCGAAGTGACCGTCTGAGGCGTAAAAGCGAGATCTGGAGCGCCCGTGATTCTGACCTCTTCGAACGCGGGGGTTGCCGGGGTCACGCCGAGAGTACTTTCCTCGACGATCGCAACCTTAACCCTGTTTGTATCAGACATAATGTCCTCCTTTTCCTATGTTAATGAATATCGTCAAACTCAAATTCTAAAACCACGTTCTGCTGATACCATTTCTCTCTGGCTGCAGGGATCGACGTCACGCGGCCATTCCTAAACCAGATTCCTGCGACTTCAACGCCCTCGAAAATTTTTAAAGCTTGATAAGAAAGGTCATCATTCGTGTTTGTTGCAACACCTATCCGAGTAAAAACTTGAATGACTATCAGTCCAAACCTTCTGAATAAACGGTTTCCATCTTCTCCACCAAGTGCGGCCTGCTCCCCACCGTTGAAAATAACAGTAAAACGGACCCAGGAAGAATCATCATCAGGGGGATCAAACGGCTGGTTGTCTAAAGCGATCGGTGTAGTTGAACCCCAATCTGCAAGGAACTTCGCCTGCATAGCATTTCGTGCTTCTTTAGGCGTCATCTAAAACCCCCGATTTTCTTAATGGCCCGTTGAACGGCCTTCTCGACAAACCCCGAAGGAGCCTGTTTAGAAGAACCCTTGTTAAGTCGTCCAATATAAGGAACGTTGTTCGTGATATTAATAGGACCTTTTCCACTTTGAAATTTACTAATCTCAAGCAAAGCCTGGGTCGATGAATCGGGATTAACAGACCCAGGAGAACCTACTGTTGTTGTTGACGGCCGACCTAATTTCGCCACCCAATTACTACGAGCCCACCCCGTGTCGACAGGGGTATCTTCAGTCAAGTTTGCATGAATTTCTAATGCAACACCCTTGACATTCTTCTCGATATTTTTAACAATGCGAATCGCCAGGGATTCAAAATCAGCTTCTTCGCCCATTATTTCCTCAACTGTAAAATAGCAACGACACCCACCCCAGCAACTTCAGGGATCTCGGCCCGAATTATCTCATAATCAACAGCGCCATCAATAACCCTCATTCCAACTTCAGGAACAACGGAGAGTTCCTTTAAGGAAAGTATTCCCTCCATATCTCCCTTAAGAACGAGCGTGCCGTCAATTCTTTTTGAATCATAAGAGCTAATTATCCCATAAGCAGAGTGGTCGATATTTGTAGGCGTTCGACCCGCGCCCGGGTTGATTGGGTTCAAGCTGCCAAGGGATACTTCACGGAGTGTAAGAGCTTTTCCAACGTCAAGCTGAAAAGCTTCCGAGAGAGCGTCTAAAATATCATTTGCAATGGTGACATCTCCCATCGGCTATTCCTCCGTACTATCCCAGTTTTTATCGAGACCTTTTTCAAAAACAGACGTGACTCGGTCGGTATCTTCTTTCACGGAGGCCATCTCACTAATAGAAACCCCCGTCAAAATGACCCCCATAAATCCTTCACTTTCGACGAGGTTCTCAGGGTCCTCGCCAAGCCCTCGCAAGGCTAAGGCGTCATATTTTGTTGCGAGATCGGCATATGCTTTTGCCTTATCGCTATTGGAAACAGAAACAGGGCCCGCCTTAACATCGACTTTCGATGCGAATTGGGCACTTAGTTGCCGACACAGAACCGCAGCGGCCCGATAAGCGTTTGTCTCCCCAAGGAGGATTTGAACTTCATAAGCTTCATCCTGGAGGATAGGTGTTTCCGCTGTATCGGAGACCAGCTGTCTAAGTATATCGACCGTCAGGGCCATTTCTTACTCCTTCGGGGCCGAATTCAACTGAAGAAGAAGACCTTCCGCAGCTTCTTTGCGGAGACCTTTTTCATTGACCGGATTCCCGTCTTTGAGGACGTTGAACCAGCCCCCGCCTTTATCTTCGATCGTAAAGACCGGAGCGGCTGAAAGGGCCACCCAAATGGCGTCCCTATATGCTTCGAGGGTTTCATAGTCATCGGGATTGACACCCAATGCGTGTTCGGCAACAACGCCGGCGAGTTCAATATCATCCATCTCCGCCAGATCGGCTTCCGTGACTGCATCGGGGATCGGGGTGGGCGGCTCAACTTCTTTCACGGGAGCCGCTTTCACGGTGACCTCAATTTCCTGGTGGGTTAGATAATTCGCATTGAGAAGCCTTTGAATCTGACGGGCGTTTGTGGCTTGATTCTTTTCATTGAAAATATCGCCTCTTTCAAAAGGCCGACCGCCAAACTTGAAAGCCTTTCGGCAATACAAAGCTTGCCCTTTTCTGAATGTTCGATAATCTTCTGCCATTTCTCATTCCCCCTTATTTTTGAAAGACAGGGGCAGTTGCCTGCCCCTATCTCATGGGGCCTAATCCTACAGCGGAAGGCTTAGGCCACGGCCGTCAGGAAGAAGAAACCGAGATCGGCTGCGACCAACTTCTGGTCGAAAGCCATCTGGATCTCAACCCGATCCGATTCGATCCGCTCAAGGCGGAAGCGCTTGATACGGTTGCCTTCGGCGCCAGCACCCAGATATCCGGTCCAGCTGAACGTATAACCCGCGGAGGGGGTCATGATGCCGGGACTCGGAGCCGAGTAGCAGAGCAGCGCGTGCTTCCCGCCGATGAAGGAATGGGAAGCGGTCTGGCCCTTGGCGGCGGTGTTTTCGATGGACCGCATGACGAAGATTCGCGGCACTTCAAAGAGCTTCATCAGGGCCACGAGGTTGGCGATTGCCGGATCACCCGGGGTCTGGCCGTATTTGATACGGTCCACAATGTCAGGGTGATCGACGAGGGCGTCATAGACCTGCTGGCCCAGAACGAGGGTATTGGCGATGAAGCCCGTCGATTCCAGAATGGTCGTTTTTGCTTTCCGAACATCCTCGATCGGGGTGGAAGCCGCATCGTTCCAACGCAGGAATGACGTGCCCGGGGTAGGGCTGGAATCAACGCCGGCATCTTCATTGGTCCAAACGCTGGTGACGAAATACTTCGACACCCAGAGTTTTTCCCGTTTGATCAGCGCCTTGTGGGTTACATATTCGGTCGCTTCACGATCCGGGTTCAGAACGGCATCCGCATTGCTGCGAACCTGATCCGGAATGTCCTTGTGAAAGGCGTGAACCGGCGCAAAATATGTGGGCGTGTTATCCAGATCGTAGCTGCCACCGGCAGACTCCGTTCCGGGCGCCCGTTCTTGCATTTCATCCCGATTGAACTCCCCACGCTCGTAGGTGTAATAGCGATCGGACTGTTTCGCCACGGGGATGTTCGGGAATACCTTTGCCGATACGAAATTCATCGCATCCTGAAGATATGCGATGCTGATGTTCGTCAACGGAGTGTTGACATGGACATCACCAGGAACCGGGTTCATAGTTTTTCCTCCTTGTTAAAAGATTGTTGTAAAAAGAAAATCAAAAAGAGTTTATCCTGCCAAGGCCACTAATTAGGTGGCGGAGGCGTAGGAGTTCAGGTGAAGCAGCATCGGAACAATGTCGCCCGAGTCGCCGCCTTCAAGCAAGGTACCGTGGGACCGGCTGGTGGCCGTAACAGCAACGGCAACAGCAGCGGCGCTCGACATAACCTCAGCACCGGCAGCCAGGGTGGCACCCAGTTCAATTTCAACGACACCTTCGGTGGCAACGGAAGCCGCGCGACCCTCCGCGGACGGTTTGTTCTGAAGAACACCGACAGATTTCGCACCGGCGCCCGTCGGGTCAATCTTCCCATCCGAAGACATGGACACGAACTTGTTCTGGTAAGTGGACAAATCGACGCCTGCTACAAGCGTGATCATCCGCAGTCTTTCTTCGTAACTCATGATTAGCCTCCTTAAACGATTTATGAAAAGTTTACTTCATGAAAAACAAAACCCTGTTGAAATTATTTCTTCGAAAGGGTCTCCTCGTACAGTTTCCCGCCTTCCGTGGTCTTCAGGACGGCGTCATATGCCTTGTGAAAACTGACATTTTCTTTCTTGGCATATTCTTCGGCCATCTTGTTCAGTTTCTCCTCGGCGTCGGAAGGTGTGACATCGGAGCCGTGGCCGTTTTCATCAAAACCCTTGGCCATGGCGACATCCCCGGCTTTCAGCATTTCAAGGACACCCCTTTGCTGATCTTCGGGGAGGCTGTTGACAGCCTTCATCAGGTGACCCTTTACAACGGGTTCCCCGGGAAGGTGCGGAAAGGCTTTCTCACCGGCTTCCTGCTGTGCCTTGGCCAGATTTGCCTCTTCCGTCTTTTTGAGATCGGCCTCCGTTTTCGCGAGCTTGGTCTGCTGGGCTTTCATGAAAGCAAAAACACCCGGCCCGACCTCACTCTTTTTGATGGTGTTGCCATCGACCGTCAAGACTTCATCGGCCTCTGCGGCCTTCTGAATGACGGCGTCCCTTTCCTCAGCGGACTTGGCCAGAAAATCATCCTTGCCTTTGTCATCCAGCCCGTTGAAATACTTCTTCTGGACATCTGACAGTTCGGCAATTTTCCCGGCGCGCTCGGCCGCGGCCTCGGCTTTCTCCAGTTTTTTCTGGACAGCCTTGGCATCATCCTCGGCCTTTTTCAACTTGGCCTCCAATTCCTTGCTCATTGTTTCCTCCTTCGTTAAAGTTTCCATTTGTTTGATCAGTTCCGCCGGATCCTGCTCCGGATTCCCTGAAATGAGCGCCTCAAAACCGTCGGCCGCTTTGTTGAAGGTGTCGCCCGTGGCCATGGCATTGAGAACATTTATATACTGCTGAAGCGATTGACGAATCGCCTCCTTTTTGTCCTTCACTTCCTCGTCGTGGATCATTCCAACAACGGAGGTTTGAAAGGCACGGTTATAGGTCATCAACTGGTCGATAATGGCCCGGACCTGTTCGGCCATCTCCATATCCCCAAGAACATCCGAGAACATCCTGGCGGCCTTTTCCATATCCTCCTTTGTGAAGTCGCTTTTAAAAAGCGTGATATTCGCCTCGGGATTCATCCCCTTGCCGCAAAAGGAGACCTCCCCGATCTTCAGTTTTGTAACTAAAGATTTCTTTGCCATTTTACTCCTCCAAAGTTTTCCGGGTTCCAGTTCCCCCTATGCTGAACATGGGGTAGTTTCCCTTCTTGACTTCGTTCCAGACATGATCGTCGGTTACATGAAAACCGCCCCACCAGCCGACCATCCCCAGATCGATTCCCAGGGCCTCTTGTTTCTCTTTCGTGAAAAAGATGGATTCAACAAGATCCCCGACACCCTTCCGCATATGAACTTCGCCAGCGATACGGGCGTTGAGGACAAAATCATAGACCGCTTTCTCCATCGCATCGACATCGATCGCATCGCCTTCTCGATCAAAGAGGGGTTCCCCACCAACCTCAAGAACAGAAAACCAACCAAAAACCAAACGCTGATCTTCGTCGATTTTATGAATATTCGACTTCTGATCCTTTGTGATTGGTTCAATTCTTAAAAACTTTTCCATTAGACCCCCTCTCTAAGTTTTCGTAATATCCTGATGAATTTTGTAACTGTTTTTCTTGATCGTTCTCTTTGTTCCAGCAAGAACCATCTGAATGTCATAGTAATAGGTACCGATCTCGATATTCGTGTGTTGCTCTTCAAAACTGAAAACGACTTTTCCCGTTGTAGGATCCGCATCAAGGACCCCCGAGATTTGAAAAAGCTGATTCGAGGCGTCAACGGGTTTCTTTTCAGAATTCACCGTCAAGAGGAAAGTGGCCCCCGTAATATCTACAGGGTCACCTGTCGCTTTGTTGGTGACCGTTAACTCCTGCGGGTAATAATCCCCTCTGTAGTAAGATATTACAGACATATTTCCCCCGTAAGTTCATCGACGTCGACTTCGGCCGTCAAAGTGTTTGATTCTATGGCCGCTTCTATCCCTAAGACGGGCTCAAGGCTGGCCTGTAATGGCGTGGGAAAACTAACCTCCGCGTCAAGCATAGCATTTTCAAAATCGGCCATTATACCGTCCCCAATCACTAACCCTTGCCCCGATCCAGGGTTTTCTAAATGCTCCCGAACAGTACTCCCCTGGGGAACTGTCGACTGATCTATTAAAAATTGTCTTAATGTGGCCATTAAGTTTCCGTGTCCAAAATCTCTTCTGCCGTTGGTAAGCTCATTAGTTGATCGTGTTCTTCCTGTGTTAACGACGATCCTGTACTAACTATTCGAACTTCGACCCGAGAGAAATCAATATCAATATCAACCTCAACTGATAGGGAACTTCGATCAAAACAGCCCGTTCCTGCTAAACCGTCATCTGTAAAAGTGTCCCTTATGACTCTTATTTTATGATCCACTCCCCCATATGGAATAATTCTACAGCCGTGTAGTAACTGAACATATGGGAGAGTGTAACTGACGCCCGGAATCTTTTCAACGTTTCCTCCGGCCACGATTACCGGGTCAAATTTACGATGCGATTCATTCGTGCGCCTAAGCGCCCTAATTTCTCTATATACATCTAACGTATCAACATCTGAGTTTACAGTATCCGCATGAAGATAGATTCTGGGTGACGGAGGCGTGTAATCAATATGATCAACAACGGGCATATCTCTCCTCCCCTCCCTTTATCCATAATTATGCGTTATTTTCAACGGGAGGGGCACAAGCGAAAGCAACCGTTGTGTTTTTCGTAATGGTATAGAGCGTTTTTGCCTGGGTCGCGCCTCCGTCTCCTTCGCAAAGAAATACGCAGTCCTTATCCGTGTCAGCGGGGCCTCCGATTGTATCGCCCGTGTAATCAAAAGCAAAGATAATCTTGTTTTGAGCATCAGCAGACGATGCGTTTCCTTTGACCTCTGCGGAAGACGAATCTTCAACCGTAACTGCACCGGCCGTATTATAAGCCGCAGCAAAGAAGGAGTGATACCATGCCAATGGGTCCGCTTTTGCTGTAGCCCCGACAGTTGCTTCAACGGAAACGGAGAAGGAGTAAGTCTTAATGGTTCCTGAATCATCCGTCATAGCCACTTGCTGCTGATTGGCTACAGGAACATTGTAGAGATAAAGACCTAAACCATCCCCCGCGCCCGAGCGCGTGACGATCTGTCCAAGGGCGTTGTAATAGTACCAGGTCCCGACCCGTTTCCCGTAAGTGATCGTCTCTGTCCCATCATCAATGTCGGTATCCTGCATGGCCAGAGCATCGAGAAAAGCGACCATTTGAAAAAGATCGCCAGGAACAGAATTATTGAGAACCCAGGAGAAGAGTCGCGTTCCATCCGTGTTTGAGAACTCATCCCTTAGAACGGGTGTCGCGAGTTTCTCCAAACCCATACCGGTCCATGGGGAGATCTGAGCCCCACCATAAACATCGGCAAGGGTATAATCCCCTGAGGTCAAATGGGGTGATTCGTTAAGAGCGAAGCCTGTAGAATACCCACCGAGTTCCGTAATGCCCAGATCGTTCGTTGTTTCTTTCCGGTCGAAATTGTAACCAAAGGTTCGAACGGTTACATTCTCATAGGCCCGTTTATCTGAGACCCCGTTCTCATAAACAAGAACCGCCTCGTCGATCTGCCCGACCTTGGAGAAATCCACGGGAGTGATGCTATTCAGAGTCGGCGTCGCAGAATCCGACAACATATAATAAGGCTGCGAAGCTGCTTCGATATTCGACAGCCCTTTATTACCGAAATAAATCTTCTGAACAACACCAGAACTATCTAGCTGGTTCCATCCTGAACCGCGGATGATTGAAATGTCAGCGGCGGTTGACGGAACATTCCCATTGACGAAGTTATAAGCCCCGCCGAACTTAAAAGTACCAGACGTGTAGCGGTCGTATTTCCGAAGCGTTTCATCGATGCGCCTTTCCTGGTTTTCAAAGGCGTAGATTGCTTCGAATTTGATACCCGTGGTGGTGTAAAGCTGATTCTCATCGGTGGCCCCACCACCTTTTGATGTGAGGTCGATCGTTGTTAGACCGTCCCCGTCGTTTGTGATGAATTCAATCAACCCATTTGCAACGTCAAAGAAGACGTTTCCATCGGGAGTCCCCGCGCGCCCCTGGGTTGATTGGACCAAGAGACTATCATAATTTGAAAGGTCAATTAATACTGCTGGCATGTTTTATACCTCCTCTTCACCAATAAGTTGCCCTAGTTTATTTGAAAGTTTTTCATTCGCTGCCGTTAGTTCATCAATAACCCGCAACAACTTATCTTTCTCCGTGTTGAAGTGGGCCGTTAACTGGTTCTGCATACGCTTCATTCCGATGTTAAATGCCAGCAGCTCATACTTTCGGGCAAAGTGAAGAACCCGGAAGACCTCTTTCTCCGTGAAATTTCTCGGAAGAGTAGCTAAAAGGCCATTTGTTTTATTTTCTTGAACTTCCCAAGGGGATTTCTCACCGTTCTTTGTATACTGATTCACATGCGCCGCGGCTAACGGGATCAAAACCTCAGGTTCTTGCTTATTCAATTGTTGTTATCCTTTTTAAGTGTTATTGTCAAATCCTGATTTGAATCTTTTAAAGTGTAGTATGTAATGCTCTCCTCATAATCTTCATCGGGTTGAGCAATAATTTGCACCGCAATATAAACATCCGATGAATATGTATAAGAATAAGATTGATTATCCTGCGTGGCCGTTTCCTGACCATCTAATTCAGTGGCCCCGTCTAAGCTTCCCAGGGTTGTTACAGAATAAATGCGCCACTCGTATCCTGTAATCGAGGGGGACAGTGTGAACTTAAACTGACGGGGGTCTCTTACTAAAGAAACCGTGGCCCCGTCACTCTTATAACTAATATCACCCGTACAACCCGTTAAGTTAATGGTTACTGTACCAGATGTTCTTTTAATATGAAGAGTAGAATCCGTCTGGCCGTTGCTAGCATTATATCCCGAGAAACTAATCCCCGTTAAAGTCATCGTTAAGGGAGAATTAGTTCCGAATTCAATCGCATGCGTTGCTGCCGTCCCTTTTTCAAAGGACATATTATCTAATTCACCGTCGGGATCAGCATTCACATCGTAGATCAAAGCCGATGTGTCTGCAGTTCCCTCATAAAGCTTAACAATACACCCGGTCATATCTGCACCGGCCGGGGTTATTTGTCCACAATTCTCAAAGGTATTTCCTGTGACCGTTTGACCTGACTTAAAATTGCATATACCTGCTCGAGAAATCAAATTATTCGTGAAGCTACATGACAATAAATCCGCGTCATCAAAATCAAGGATAAAGCGCGTGTTGTTCGTAGTTCCGCCCGACTTTATAACAGATCCTTTAATATCGACTCTGCATCCCGTACCCTGCGCTCTTATTTGATAAAGCCCCGCTGCAACGGGTTGATCAGTAAAAATAATGACGTCCCCGTCCATTTTAAACCATGTTGTTGTGGACCCGTTCCCTATCTGTAATTCACCATAAGAGAAAAACACACCCTCAATAGCAATAAGAACGCCATACCCTCGAAGCGTTCCTGCACCATCGTCTTTATCCCTGGCCGCGATTAAAGCGAGCCCGATTTCATCTCCGCTCGTTCCGCCTGTAGCATAATATCCATCTAAATAGCGGAGATAATCAACCCAAAAGTTATCAACATTCTTCGCGTTTGTTGTATACTGCGGACGGACGCCCCACTGCTCAACATTTGCAAGCGTGAGGGTCGTCAATAGATTCATGTCAATTACAAAATTGACCCAACCACCGTCATAGGTATCACTTCCGAAGGCTGTAACATATTCTGTTACACTACCATCATTAAAGGATATTTCTACACCGCCCCCGGCCTCTGTTTCAAGATACGGCAATGAGATCGTATTGACCCATATGCGAAAATGTTTATCGACGGCGGTGACCGGTGCAGATCCTGCATTATAAAACCCATGAGTTGCATCCGCACGAAAGGTTCCAGCAATCCCGTTCGACCCTTCCTTCTTAATGTCCGTGTCTAAAACATCAAAGACCGTCCAGCCGGTTGTTGATTCCGCCGTGCTGATCGAAGTGTGATTTATGAGACCTAAAACGACAGTTGCCATTTATTTCTGTGTCTCCCAAAGGATCCAGAAACCAGTTTCGGCATACAATTCACAAAGGGCCATTTCCATATACTGAAGGGATCGAGTAGGCTTTTGCCGATCAATCCTAAAATCATCGATTCGCTTAGATTCTGGAACACGGAATTCTCGGACCGTGTTCAAGAAGCTCTTAATAGCAGAGGAGTCCCCGTCATATTGAATAGAGGCCTTCCGATTGGGTTCATCGTATTCAATGACCCCCTCCCTACCAGAACTTTTGTGTTTGAATTTAATCTGCATCAGTAATGAAGTCTCTCCCGAACTTCGTTTCTATGAACTCAGCCAGATCTTCATAGATCTTTTGAGCTTTTGACCATCCACCCGCGGCGCGCTTTCCTACGCGAGCGCCCGCATACCGTTGAATATTCATCGACCACCACTCCGAATCCTCACCACCCGCATCAAAAACATGCTTATAGATTCGGCCTTCATACTGGGTCATCCAGTTTGCTTTCCAATAGGCCCCGTCCCCATTACTATATTGACCTATTTTTTTGCTACCGTGATAGTTCGTATATATCTCACGGAGTTTTTGCCCATCGGCAGCAGAAACAAACTTTCCATTTGCCCAGTTCATTCCTGTAGTTGATCGACCGCCAGAGAATAGATGATCTACGGCGTGTCCTAATTCATGAGCGATTACATCATAATTCTCATTTTTAGCAAGCCATACAGATGGGTCCGTGCCCCGTTGCCGCTTTCTAAAATAGGCCCGATACTGAGACATCGTTTTCGGACTGAAATTGATTGTCAACCCATCAGCTCTTAGCGCATTTAAAACATCGAAGGGTATCCATTCAGTAGCATCCCCAAGTTTATTATCGAGCGCTTTAGTCCACTTCATATTGGACGGGGTTCGCAGCATATCTTTACAAACGTTGATCTTTTCCGTCCTAAGTTCCTCTTTAGTAAGAGTCCTGGCATAGGCGTTGTTGAGTTTCTCCATCTTCGCCCAGGCTTCTTTTCTTTTCTTAATAGCCATGGTCGAATTAGCAGGGCCCGGTATATTGCGATTCGCGGCTCTATTAACCTCTACGAGCCTCTTTAGTTGCGCCGGATCCTTCGGTGGATCATCAAAAACACTGAGCCCTTTAGGCTTAGGCTTTTTTGAAGAAAATAGGTCTTTTTCGCTCCATGTTTCAAATTTACGGGCCGGTGGCGCTAGGGCCGCAGGTTTCTTTGCCCGTGGCTTCGACTTCGGCTTCGGCTTAACCCGCGGGGCCGGCGGA